CTTCTACAAGCACATGCGGCACGTTTTGTGACTTCTTGAACGATTTTTGTTCACTTCGGTTGTCCGGTAATAGCTATGAAGAGACCGTCGAGATACTAGGTCTATACTTTGGTGACGATTCCTTATCCAATGCTAATGTCGATGTTGCAATGAAAGTTGCCGCCGACTTAGGAATGGAATTAAAGGCCGAATCCAAATGTGAAGGCGATGGGAAATATGTAACTTTCCTAAGTCGTATATATGGTCCCGGTGTTTATAATGGTGACCCTACAAGTATATGCGATCTTAATCGCCAACTCCCAAAGTTCCACATTACCGTTGGGAAACTTGACAAACCAAAACAATGCGTCGATAAGCTTCTAGATAAATGTGTATCATTTTCGCTCACTGACCCACTAACACCCATAATGGGAACCATGACTTCGATTATCATTAGTACCGCAAAGGCCGTTGGTATTAAGATCCCCGAAATCGCGACCGCCACTTGGTGGGCGCGATATGACGAAGAAGTGCAATTCCCTAATGAGTGCGATTGGGCCGATGATTGGGTCACCGAGTTCATGGGTGATTTCAATTATGAAGCCTTCGATACCTGGATACAGGAAATCAAGACTGTTTCTCAAGTGGAGCGTCTATTACCTTCTGGAGACCATTCGAGGTACTATGACGTTATACTTTCGCCGCCCTGTTGCGCCGATCGATCCAATGGAATGAAACCTCCCAAAGCGGAGGTTATTGTGAATGGGGAGTTAGCTTTGCCTAACGGTCCACACCAATTCAAGACTGCTTACAATGCTGTTAGGGCGACCATGCACATGATGGCCCCCAAGCCCTATGTCTTCATTTATGCTGGAGCCTATGGAGGAAAAGGCACTTTTATTCTCTGTGATGTTCTAGCTGAAGATAAGAACTGCGAGTCCATAATTTTATTCGATCCGGCTTTCCGGAAGAATGAGAATTATGCACGTCAGTTGCGAGACAAACCCAAGGTTGAGCGCGTGACATTTTCACGCTTGACTCTTGCCGAGGCACGCAAATATGAACAAAAGTTTGGTGCGACCAACATCCTATTTTACGACGATGTCGTCTACCCAAATAAGGATAAGGTTATCGACAACGAGCAAAGACTGAAGGTTTTGACTCATACCCTAGCCGTATGGGAGGCCATGGGCAAACCAGCTGCGCAAATTAAGCTACCGCCCACTGATGTGAGCACTGAAGTGCCCTGTGGCGAGGTCTTAGCCACACCCGATATCGGCGAGAAAGTCTGGGAGAACAGACTTATGATACCATACAATTGCAATGTATTTTTAGATTACGATGGCCAAATTCTTGATCCAGTTGAGCCTGACGATACGATAACACAATTACTACGAGACAAGGGGGCATGGCAGCATAATGCTAACCCTAATATTACCTAATAATAGTCTCCCCATGGGATCATTGCAATCATTGTGATGACGCCCACCCTGGTGCTTTTAAGCACCGCGCCCT